AAATGGGTTGAGTGTTCGGGACCCGAATGGGCTGTTACTCGGTTTAAGGAGTTTAGAGATTGCTTGTTACAATCCTACTCCGTAGGTCAGTTGACCGCTAAACCTGAGTGGTTTTCTTCAACCCGCCGTGGTAATCTACGAGGACTGTTTGGACGTCTGTATAGGATTGGAATGAGCAATGAGAGAAATCTCAAAGCAGTTCTTTTCTTATTACAGGTGTACACTACAGTATCCTATCGTAGACCATCACCCATGGGCGTGAGAAAAGCCCTTAGAAGCATACGATCGCAACCTGCGAAGATGCTTCAGATTAGGAATCGTATCTATCCTGCTTTAAAATCTTTAAGACTTTTAAAGCAATTGGAGATCTCAAAACCAATTCCTCTTCTCCAGGTTTTGCCTGGGAGGAAGACTTCGGTTGAGAAACTTCCTTGGGATATTTATTATTCCTTTCAAGGGCATTTTGCTAAGAGGTTTCGGCCTCTTATGCAAATGGCGGTTGGTTTCTCTGTTGACATAGATTATGATCCTCTATATGATCCTATATTGGATCTAAATGAGGTTCATGATTCAATGTACTCCGTTCGTTATGTGGACTTCTTGCCTGGAGACAGGCTTGTAGGTTACATTCACGTTACGGAAAACCCAGGATTGAAAGAACGGTATTTTGCCGCTCCCAACCTGGTGTTTCAGAGAGCTTTGGATCCACTTAAGTGGGCCTTAGCAGATGTTTGTAAGAAACTGCCATGGGATTGTACCCATGATCAGCGAAAAGCTGATAAAATAGTTTCTGAACATCTAACCAACGGTTCCACAGTGTTTTCCTTTGACTTGACTTCTGCTACAGACCACTTTCCGTGGCATTGGCAGAAGCATGTTCTGTTTGGGTTGATAAAACCCAAGTATCAGAACATTCAGTCTAGGGATTTCTTCTGTGAAATTATTGAGAAAGGACACTGGGCCATGGAGATTGGTGGTCAAGTGATTGCCAATATCCAATGGTCTAAGGGTCAACCCTTAGGCCTTGGTCCCAGCTTCTTTCTTTTCGCCATTTCTCACGGTCTTCTCCTCTATATCCTTAACGATATGAGATGGGACAAGAAGTTCTTTGTCCTGGGTGACGATGTTGTCATCTTGGATAAGACTCTTGCCCAGAGATACAAGGAGGTCCTGGATAAATGGGAAATACCCATTTCCACCAAGAAATCCTTTGCTTCCAGTAAGGTAGCCCAGTTTGCTGGGAAAACCTTCTTGAAGAATCTTTCTTTTTGGATTCCTAAATGGAACCCATTTACGAAAGATAATCTTCTTGATATGGAAGCCTGGTGGTATCCCGGTCTCACTAAGGGTATGAAAGACTATCCATTAATTCAGAAGGTGCTTGCACTTCCTGAACCTTATGGAATCGGGAGAAATCCCGAAGGTCTTTCTATTGAGGAAAGACTACCATCCGAGCTTATGCAAGCTATTGTCTCTAGGGACATGAGAAGAGAGTTGAGGGCTCGCCCCAGCTCTACTATCATAGATCGTCACAAGCTAACTGTAGCTTGTCGAGATCTTGATGAGGATCTTCTCTACGATCTGGTTTCCAGATTGTATGAAAATCCAGACATCAGTCCCAATGTCGACCCGACCAGGGTCGCACTAATATGGGACCAGTACCTTGCAAGATTGCTTGATGGTACTGAAACCCCGGGTTACCCATCCCAGAGATTGAGATGGTCTGACCCGTACAGCCTTGGAC